TTGCCGACGCCGGGAAGCCGACGCGCCCCGCGCCACTCTAGGCGTATCAATTCCCCGATGGTCTTAACGCCGGCTTTGAAAAGCGCATTGCGCGCCCGGTTGCTTAGTTCTAGTTCATCGATAGAGCTGCTGATGTCCGGCATGCCCCTTGCATACCACTAGGCCCCCAACGGACGCAACCGCTTCGCCAGCGATGCCCGCAAGATTTTCTTGAGCGTCTCGGCCGGGTTTGGCGAGGCGCTGACAGTTTGGTCGACCCCCTCCTCGGCCGCATCGGGCAGCCCCGCCACGTCGCGCAGATAGCCCTCGACCGCAGGGTCGCCCCCAAACGTGATCCCGGCCTGCGACAACTGAAAGATGAACATCGACAGGCCATCGAGGTCCACCCGCTGCGGCAGGTCGGGCTGATAGCTCGGCATGGTGTCGAAGTCCCAGCCGTTCAATTCCCACAGCCGGGGCAGCATGTAGCGGTTGAGCACGGCGGCAATCGAGGCGAGCCAGCCCGAAACGGCAGAATAGAAGATGTCGATCTTCGAGGTGGCGAGCGCTTGTGTGCCACGGGCGCCGTGGCCCAGCGCAATGAAGTCCGCCAGGACGGTCGTTAGAATCTCTAGGCGGTAGCCTTCTTTGACCGCCTGGAAATCCGCCGAGGCCCGAGAGGCCGGCGACACCAATTGGAAATCGAACATCTTGACCTGGGTCACGGTGCCGTCGCCGTTGCGGTAAGTGTCGGACGGCAACAGCACGCCCATCTGCTCGTCCTGGCGCACGTTAGATACGATCTTCTTGTACTGCTCGATGGCTGCCGTGGCGGCCGACGCCTCGGGCCCAGAGCCCTTCGCCGCGCTCCACAGCGCAGACGGAATATAGAGCGCCGGAACGCCGGACATGCGCTCGAGGTTGATCGCCTGCATCTCCTCGAGGCGCTTGAGGAAATAATACGGGCGGTAACTGTTGCGGATGACCGCGCGGCCCTCGGGATTGTTCTTGTACTGCATTGGCCGAAACAAAAGCATTTTCTCGATCGGCAGATCAATCAGCGGCCCCATCCAGGGCTGCTGCGTGACGCCCTGGATTTCCCCGTTCTGGCCGAAAAACCACTTGAGGACAGTATCCTGCCCTCTCAGCGGCAGCCGGCGGATGCCGATCGTGCCATCGTCATAAATCGAGGTCGGCGGGTCGGTATCGGCCAGCGTATTCGCTGAGCCCTTGTTGGCGCCGGGCGCGCTCTTGGGCGGGTTGCGCCCCAGCCGCTTCTTGTACACGATCTCGTGCGGGGCGTAGCCGTAGCCGATCATCGACAGGGCTTCGACGACGAAATCTTCCCACGAATGGCTCATGTCGCCGCGCAGGCTGTCGGCCCAGTCCGCTTTCTCGATTGCCTCCGGTGTCTGGTCGGCCGGGATCACCCGCCATTCGACATCCCGCATCGTCTGCTGGATCGCGAAGACAATGGCGCCGACCGCCGACGAATTGTCGAGCATCTCGCGATAGACGCGAGCGCCCTGGCGGCCCTGTAGCTGCTGCAGGAATTCTTCCCGGACCCATCCGCCGTATTGGCGCAGGCCGGTCGAGCCGACATCCTTGAACAGCAGGCCGCGATCGTCGATCGACGGCGGAACGTAGCCGAAGCTCGAATCCGTGACGGGATTGATGGCCTTGGTGACGGGCTTGCGCGACATTCAAGCCCTTCCCTCAATACGGCCCAACGCCAGAAGCGCGGCAGATGCCGGCCTCGCTGGTTAAAGGAAACTCACGGAGTGCCCGAGCCGTGGCAGCTTCGCGCAGCTTGGCAGCTAGAAGAGTCTCTTGCAACGCGGACGGAGGTTTTAGACGCCGAACGGGGCGGGTCGCCACTGCAGTCTGCGCGGCCGCGATCTGGCGGACCTGGCAGACCAGTTCCTCTGCAGTCCAACCGCCTCGTAGCGCGGCCCTGACGGCAGACACAAACCTTGAATCTTTTGGGCGTCTCGGCATCGGTCTTTAATACGGCAGCGAACTCGGATTGAAATGAACGAACGGCACCACGATTGGGACATCGACCGTTTGAACGAGCTTCTTGAACGCCCCGGATGTCGCGTCGACCTGGTCATCATGGCCTTGCGGGAAGGCGCACAGTTCGTCGATGTAGTCTTCGTTCCAGTTGGCGCGGACCAGATACACGTTGCCGGCCTCGCACTGTGCCGAGAACGGCTCGGCACGCACATGCTTCTTTCCCGACTCGCGCTCGGCGTGGATGTCATAGCCGGCGTTCTCGGCGATGGTGCTCTGCGCCTGATCCTTGCCGGCCTGCGCCGGCTCTTTGGGGATAACGATCGGGCAATCCTCGCCATCCTGGGAGGCGGTCGCCGTGATCGCGGCCCTCACCTTGTGCGCGCTGTCGCGAAAGCGGATCACGTCCTCGACGTAAAACTTGCCCTTGTAGGTCGACATCTTCACGCCGACCGTCCAGTCGGGATCGTTGGTGTCGGTGGCGACTGTGGCTGCGCGGTCCCAGCAGCGCACCTTCCTGGTCGCCTCCGATGGAACGGCGTTCACGACCTGGAACCAGTGGCGCTTGAACATGCCGCCTTCGCGCGCCTGCGCCCGCTGCTGATACTGCGTCGCATAGGCGTGGTTGCCGAGTTCGGCCTTGTTCTTTTCGATCACAGCGCGCGGCAGGCGTTCGGGACACAGCAATTCGCCGGGCTTGGTGCGCGGGTCGGCATAGTAGGGCGTGGTTACGGCGGTCTTCGGATCATACTCCATCGGCAGTACCAGCTTGACGTAGTCGAGGCCCTGCGTTTCGATGACGCCGCAGACATCCTTCGGATGCAGCCGGTGCATGATCACGATGATGGCGTCGTGCACCGGATCGTTGAGGCGGCTCGTCACCGATTCCCGGAAGATGCGGGTTGCGCGTAAGCGCTCGGCTTCGCTCTCCACTGTCTCGGTCGAATGGGGGTCGTCGAGGATGACACGGTTGCCGCGACCGGCGGTGAGGCTCGCGAACGGCATCGCGCGGCGGCCGCCCTTGGCAGTGTTCTCAAACTCCATTTCGCTGTCGCTGGTGAGGATCACATGCGGCCAGCGGGCGCGATACCATTCCGACATCACGAGATCACGCATGCGGCGCGCGTCGCGGCGGGCATATCTGTGGGTGTAGGATGTCGTCAGGTAGCGAAGACCGGGGCGGTTTGCCGGGCCCCATTCCCACGCCTCCCACATTACCGAGGCGATCAGGGATTTCATCGTGCCCGGCGGCTGGTTGATCTGCAGCCGCGTGATCTGCTTGGCTGTGACGGCCTCCAGATGGCTGCACAGAGCCGAATGGTGCCACCCGGCACAATAGGGCGTGGTCGGCTCGAGGATGTGCCACGCCTCGCGGATGAAGCCCTCTAGGGGCTTGCAGCGCTCGCGGCTCTCGTCGAGTTCCGCTTTCGTGCAACGTAGCGCGGCGCGGCGGTTAATCTCCGCTTCGATCGCCGGCCTCGCCGGCAGCACCCGCGATAATTGCGTGAGCTTCGTTAAGCTTGGCGAGCTGCTCATCAGTCAAGTTTGCAAGGCCGCCGGCATAGCTCTCCGTGCCGTCCGGCGTGGTGGGGGCGATCTTGGTGGGGGCGTCGAGGCCGAGGAACTTGCGCAACTCGACTAGGGCAAACGACTGCGTCATCAGCTTTAGGTTCGGCTTGCCCTTCTCGGTGAATGTCAGGCCCTCGATCAATTGGCGGTATTCCGGCTCGACCTCGGCGAACGGGCGAAGATGCCGGTTCTCATCAAAGAACACGGAACGGTCGGCGCGAAGCGCGAACCACAGGTATTTCTCGATTTCTTCACGCTTGGCCTTCGTGGTGGCCTCGGGCTCGCGCGCCAGATAGGCGATGCGCGCCTGGACCTTGCGATTGCGCTCGTATTTGGAGCACTGGCCGGATCGATCGGAGAAGCCGGCGATGCGGGCGGCTTCGGTCGGCTTGTGGAAGCAGGCGCGGGCATGCGCATAGGCTTCCTGGGTTCCCCTCAAGGGGCGCGATCCGGGTGAAATTGATTCATGTAGAGTCAGGTTTAGAGGCAGGTCGCCTTGGGACACGGCAGAACGCTTTCCTAACTGGTCATTCGCCGGGCGGCGCCATCGCGCGCTCCATTCGCCGATACTGCGCCGCAGAGCGCGCCGCTATAATCGAGGTGCGCGTCTTTTTGCCAAAGACAAACGGAGCTGACGCTTGGCCGAACTCGGCCAGCATCCGCTCGCCGAACTCGGTGCGATCAAACACGGTAATTGCGGGGGGCAGGGGCCATCGATTATTATGTGCGTCCATGCCCTTTGAATTAAAAAAGCCCGGCATTTTGGCCGGGCTTTCCAATGGGC